GCAAATACATCTTCAAAGTTTGTTTTTGTATCGTATGCCAAAGTGGCAGCCAATTCAATTAACTTTAACTTTTCTTCTAGTTCAACGATAATTTCAACATCTCTAATGTTGTATTCAATGAACTTTTGATAATTGTGTTTATAGAGCTGATGTAAACTATCATACTCAGAGTAATCTATTTTGTTGGTGCCTAACTCAACAGAACTAATGTGGTCTAGTTTATAGGACTCTTGTGATTTACCGCCTGGTGCATACCAACGATACAACTCAATGTAATCTAAACAAGAAACACCAAAAATATCATAGGCCACTTGTTTCTGGCCTTTGATAATCTTCTCTCGTTCAACAACTGCATTCCAAGGAGAAAGCTTTCTAGTCATATCAGGACCAAGAATCTTTTGCATACGATTGTGTAGATATGGAATATCAAAGAACTTAACATTCCAACCAGAAACGATATCTGGTGTGTTTTTCTCCCAATCGGTTAGAAAGGACTTGAGTAGTGTATATTCATCTTTACACTCAATATAGTCAACATCATCACGAGTATTGTTAAATTTACCACATCCGTAAACGCTAAACCTCTTATTTAGTTTTTTTATAGCTATGGCGGTTACCGGTTCGCTGGCGGTGGCCGGGTCTGGGAAACCGTTTTCTGAACCCACCTCAATGTCAATGATAGCTATGTCTAGGTCATTGATGTCCCAATCAACAACACCTTTTTGATTGTCAGCTATGTAAGCATACTCCAGACGAGTGTTGCCAAACATCTTAAAGTTTTGAACTTCTTCGTATCGGCGAATAAACTCTTTTGCTTCTTTGATTGAACCAAACAACTTAGGTTCTAATACATCGCCTTGCAGAGAACGCCATTCTGTTTTTTTGTTCGTAGGAAAATACAAAATCGGAGAGTATTCAATCTTTTGCTTGACTCTCCGACCGTTATTAATGCCTCGGTAAAGAATGTAATTACCATAGCATAGAACATGTGTGTAGTATTTGTTATTCATTCATACATTATATCATACTTTTGGAATAAATGAGGCAATTTCAATATTACTGCCAAAAACCTTGTTATATTGATTTTCTAGCTCACGGCTCGGTGTAGTTACACATAGAATATCTGCTTTAGATATTTCAATGCCTGTGTTGAATTCTTCGGCATAATCTAAGAAAGGAGCAAAGCCCATCATTGGTCCCTCTTTCGTTGGTTGAACAATTACTTGAACTGGCTTTTTCAATGTAACTATCGTTGCTGATTTATCAGCCGTAGTTACGGGGCCGTCACGCCATTCATTGTCAACATCTGCCATAACAGTTTGGCTGGTTTTAAATGTAATTAATTTAATTGTCATAGGTTCACCTGTGTTTCTGTTGGCAACACACCAATTGTAACCCAGCGTTTTGGAAATAACATCTCACGGTCTTGGAAGTCCTTCATGTCGTGAGTTGGGTCTTGCATCCATCCCACCACTTCAACCATGTTATCAAAGTCCCGTAAAAACAAATCATATTTTTCTGCTCTTGGGAGTTTATGTTCTATTGCCAATTTCTTAGCGAGTTCACGAAAATTCATTCTTTTCTTTCCTTAAAATCGTAGAAGAAATCATTATTATTCCTTGCAGAATGTTTATTGTATTTCTCTACTGAATACAGCTTTGTTGCTATTTTAAAATCTGGCATTTTGAATTCAGGTACTGTCAGAGAAGCATCATAGAATAATGTTTTATTATTTGGTTGGGCAGCAAATTGTCCATTGTCCAACTTAATAAAATTATAACTCTTATGTTCTTCTACTGTTTCAGAAAATCCTGTATTCAAATAGCCAGGGTCGTTTTGGCAAAAATCCACGGTGAACATATACTCACCAAAATGCCACTTCCTATCTTTGTCTAAGAACTTGCATTTCAACATTCGCAAATTATCTTTTTCAATGACAGTAATATTATAACTCAAAGCGTCCCAAATTTGCAAGTAATCCAAAGGTAAGATTGCATCATTTAGTGATTCTTGCCTTGACACGAAAGCATGTAAAGGTAGTTTATCATACAAGGCACCATAATTAGGTAATAGTGCCTCAATACGAAACGCTTGGCCTTTAATACATTTGATTGTCATCCATATGCATGGTTCATATTCACCAAAACCTTTTTCAAAGTCATAGAGAAATTCTTTCTTAACAAAGCATTGGACTGGAGGTAAATTATGGACAAGAAACGCCATTAGTTTTGTTCTGCTTTATGTGCTTCTAGTGTTTTGCGGAACTTATTGGCGTGTGAGCGCTCTGCTTTGGCCAATGTTTCAAACCAATCAGCAATCTCATCAAAGCCTTCATCTCGTGCCGTTTTGGCCATACCAGGATACATATCGCTGTATTCGTGGGTTTCACCGTGAATAGCGGACTCTAATGCTTCAGCTACGGTTGCGGCTGATAGACCAGTGCCTGGATCTCCTGCACCACCAGTCAATAGATATTCCATGTGACCATGTGCGTGACCTGTTTCACCTTCAGCGGTGGAACGGAACACAGCGGCTACATCTGGTGCGCCTGCTACATCAGCCATGTTTGCGAAATACAAATAACGGCGATTAGCCTGTGATTCACCTGCAAATGCTTCTTTCAATGCTGCTTCGGTACGAGTACCTTTTACTGTTTTTGCCATACTATTTCTCCTTAGTTACTGAATAATATTCTTCTTTAAAACAACCACATTCTGGACACATAAACAAGTCCGATAATTCTTCAAACTTGCCTTCTGTTGCCTCATCGTGAACATGGCCACAAACGGTACAAATATACTGCAATTCCATATTATCTCCTTTAATAGTTAAAAACTAATAATAATATGTATTCATAGTTTAACTCAATTATGTGGTTTTGTCTAATGATATTTTTTTATCCTTGTGATTTGTTTTTTCAATACTCTAACCTAAAAACACCAAAGGTACTTCTGTTTTTTGTAGTGAGTTAGCAAAGACAAAAAACGGAACAAATCTTTCATTAAGAAAACCAGGATATCTCCAAGGCAATGGCTCAGAGGTTGTTCGTATTATTGGATATGCGTCTGAACAATGAACCCAAATATACTCCATGATTTGAAAATACTCTCTTACTAAATTTTGATACAGGTCTTTACGCATAATATAAACACCCTCATAACTAATTGTGTTGTGTCCAGGATTTGTAAACCAAGACATGTGTTTTTCATACAAAGGGTTTACCTGAACGATTGCTTGCTTAAATAAATTCCAATATTCTGGTGGTTGAGATTGTAGGTACTGTTCTTCAATTGAAGTGTTAATGGTTCTAACACGATTCATAATTACATCGGATGTTTCTAAGATTTTAAGAGCAGCTTCTTTTTGTTCATCTGATGTAAGGTACTTAACCGATTCTTCAGTTGCTGGCATTGTAATCTTTTCATTTGGATTGTCTATATCCAAAACAGATAGATAACGGCGATAAGAACCAACACCAACATATTGAGGCATTTCAAAGCTAAGGTTTGCTACATACAAATCTGTTACTTGTTGACCAATTGCACGGAGAAATTCTTCTTCGGTTGCTCTAAAATAGTAATGTTTATATTTTAATATTTCACTATCAAGTGTGACATTAATAAACGAACCCTTTTCTGAAGGCGGATGCCACTCATAAGCACCTGTGCCACCAGCATAACATGCCTTTACCCAAGACGATTCAAAATTAAAAGGAAAATCTCTATGAAAATGGGTATAAAAACGAATAGACATTATTCTACCTTTTGTATTTCTTTTTTGTTCTTTTCTGATTTAAATGGAATTGAAGCCGCAAGTTCGGCTTCAATCATAGAGTTTTTGAAATGACCTCGTCTAAGTGGGTCAATGATTGTGGCAATTTGTCTTTTGGACTCTTTGCTGAGTTTGAAATTTTTATCACGCTTTGCCATAATATATCTTTATAATGTTAGTTAATATTCATTAGGTTTTTTACCTATATTGTATTTTGCAATTAAATCCCACTCATCTTTTTCCTTAAAAGAAATAATCTTTATTTGATGTAGTGGAGCAATGTTATCTTCAATCAATTTGTAGTTTAATATTTTTACCAGACCCCATTCTTCTAGTAAATTCGCAATAGCATTCCTGCGCTGTATATCATTCTCAGAAATATTGGATGGTTTGCCATCTAATGCAAATAGTTCTTTAAAATGAACGATGTAATACCTGCCTTGTTTATGTAAGATGTGGCAAGATTGGTATAATACTTTTTCTTTGCGTGAAGAAACACCAATGCGGGTTAAGGTTTCACGCACCTTCAAAAAATCATCTTGTTCATTAAGGCTAACCTCAATGAACTGTGTCAAATCAACCATTTTACTTCCTTAATCCACCAATATCGGTTTGTTCTTTTAGTTTTTGGATTTGTTCTTTGCTTAATAAGCGGAGAGCCTCACGGGCTTTAGAATCTGAGAAACCATAGATTGTCTTTATACATTCTAAATCATCATTTTTTTCAGATTTTATCCACTTCGCAAAAGGTCGTTTCTGTGACCTTACCGTATTTAGTAAAAAGTCATTTTGAAGCTTCTTATCTAAGTGGTGACGGCGATTGACTTCATTAGCAAAAAACACACAGTCCTGATGGTAAGAAAGGCTGCGGTTTACGATAAAAGGTACATATTCTTTCTCGGTCAATTCATCGGTAATGAGTTGCTTTTTACCTTGTAGTATTTCTTTCACATAATCAAATGGGCTCATGTCATCATCCTAATCAGTCCGACTGTATCAATGGTGACGAGAAGCAAATAATTAGCAAGCATACCAAATGATTTACGAGTATAGGAAGCCCAACCATACATAGCGCAACCGGCAATCCAAATAGGGTATAAGATAAGAAGTGGGGGGTTGGGAACGGTGAGAGCCATAGTGATACTGCAACCAATGCTAATAGCCCAAGCAACGAGTTCAACCGCAAACCGTATTCTATTACTTTTCCAGTCATCTTTTATCCATTCAAATAGATTATAAAATAAATCATTCATTAATTGAATTCACAGTTGACCATAATTTCTGTGAGGCAAGCTACAGTATTTATTTCTTGGTCAGCAACAAAGGCTGCCTTATACTGATAGTCAGCAAGGATTACAACGGCCTGTGGAACGGATGAGGGTTTTAAAGTGTCGTTTAATGTATCATATAGTTTACGAAACAGCGAGGTATTGTCTATTTCATGTGATGATACCCACTTACGAATGGCACCAAAATCTTTAGCAACAATATGCTTAGACAATTCATCAATTGAAATGTCAGCGATTTGAACAAGGATGCCTGTATCAATCTTGCCAAACTGAGAGTAACGCTGAAGTTCATTTAATACACGGCGAAAATCTGGAAAATGTTTCTTAACTAATTCTGCCAAAACCTTCTCGTCAGCATCAATTTTTTCACTTTGCAAAATAGATTGAGTTCGCTTAAAGAACGCAGAGGCCATCTTAGCCTTCTCGCCATTCTTTAAACCAAAATCAATAACCGCACACCGTGAATGGAGTGGTTCAATGATACGATTCTTATAGTTACATGTAAAGATGAACGAGCAGTTGCTAGCGAATTCTTCAATCGCATTACGCAAGGCAGGTTGAGTTGAGTTTGGGTTTAGATAATCTGCTTCGTCAATGATGATGACCTTACGACCACCGGTAAGTGACATAGATGAAGCATAGTTTTTGATTTTGGTTCTAAAAGTATCAATACCACTTTCATCTGAACCATTGATGACCATAAAATCACAACCAATTTCATTACACATGGCTTTGGCAATGGTGGTCTTTCCCACACCAGCACCACCAGCCAAAAGTAAATTAGGAATTTGTTTTTGATTTACATATTCCTGAAATGGTTGTTTCAGGCGGTCAGGTAAAATACAATCGTCAACAGTTTGAGGCCTGTATTTCTCTGTCCATAAAAGGTGTTCCATAATATAATTCTTTCACAATATACTTCATAATAAAATACTTAGTCATGCTCATTCAAACGAGCAACTACTGTTAAGTAATCTTCTTTTACTTCCCAAGAGCCTACAGGACCAGCAAATAGAATAGTAACTTTCTTTTCTTTATTTCCTTCAGCAGTTGCTACTGTGGTAACTCTTTCATAAACATTAACAATATGGTCTGAATTAATTGCGATTGATTCATCAACATGTCCTTCAACCGCATTTGTAAACATTTTAAATGGCATATTAATTACCTTTTTCAAATTTAGAGCCTGCCTCAGTTGTAACCCAATATTGCAGCGGAACAGTTTTGTTTTTAAAGTGTGAAATACCTTTTGATGAGATAAAGACATCATAAGAACCCGGCATTATTTTCGTGATGTTCTCTGTTTTGAAAACCATTTTAAACTTATTGCCATTACCTTCTGAAATTTCTAGAGCATCGGTGTGTGCTGAATCATTTTGTAAATCAAGTGTAACAATACTTACTTTTTTACCATCAGATTCAATTGCAACTTGTGGTGAAGAAAGAACGCTGGCAGCT